ATAGTAACTGACGGTATCTTGGTGCTTGTACGCGTGTAGGAGTTGGTTACACCCGTCACCCCTGTAATAGGGCTTGGGATATTTCGGCACGGTGAAGGCTTCTACTTCGCCCTCCTCGGTTTCCACCTCGACTATGTCGTTCGTGGCTTCCTTGATCTGCCTACCTAAGTCCTTTGGCCCCATGATCTTACCAAAGTGTGGGCAGCCCTCGCATAGCTCTGGGTTGACGCTCTTGAACTTGGAGCAGCTAGTCGCCTTGCGGATGGTAGCTACCTTCTTGTCTATGGTATCCGGATCATAGTCTGGGTGGCCCTTCGACATCATATGGACCGCAGTATCTGCGTCCTCACACATAGCCGCCACAGACAGCGCGTAGAACCACTCGTAGTAGCCGATAGTGTCTTGGTGTTTGTAGGCGTTTAGAAGCTGGTTACACCCATCTCCCCTAGCCGTGCGCTGCATGATTTGTTTGAAGTTGTAGCCTATGCCATTATGCCGTGCCAGTTCCCGTGGCGAAGGCTGGTAGTCATCATCAAAGATAGATGGCTGCGCCTTGACCCCAAAGATGGAGCGCATCTCCTCGAAGGAGATCGGCTTACCCACATGGATAAACTCAACCGGACGAGGTTCTTCCTGCTTGTAGTTAAACGTACCCGGCACACGCAAGATACGTGCCACTTCAAACACCGCGTTATCGACGTAGAAGTTCTGAGTGCGGCACACTTCTTTGAAGCGCTCTGCCACAGCCTCCCAATCCCGACGCGAGATTTCTTCCTCAAGAGGCCAGTAGGCGTGGATGCCTCCCCCTGAGTTTACTAGCGTAGGAGGAGGAAGACCAACTGATTCGCAAAAAGTGCGAAGCGCAGCCAACCCCGTTTGCTGGTCGATATACCCATCCGGTCTGCCAGTTTCCGCATTGATTTCGGCTTTGCTAGGGCCACAGTCGATGTCGAGCCAGAATGCCTTGAGGGCTTTTACGTTCTCCTTAGTCCGGTTTAGTCCGGTCTCATATTTAGCTACACCAAAGAACACGTTGCGTTGCTGCTGCATAAACGTCTGGATGCACTCATCGGCTTCCTCGCGTGTAGCTACAATATCCTGCCTAACGTCCTTTGGCCCTTTGATACCCACGATTACAAACCAACCCGAAGCTGGCTGTACGAGGTCTAAGAGGTCTGGTTGCTGCATTACATCACTCACCGTCGCGGGGTATACCCGCCATATTATTATTATTGATTACGCCGAAGGTTATTATGTACGGTTGTGAATGTTATCTACCCACGCCTTAATCTCACTTTCATGAGAAGGGCGTGGCGATGTAGTCCCACTAAACCAGCCATAAATTGTCTGACGGGTAACCTTCAAGGCATGTGCTATTTCTGCGACAGGGATGTCGCGTTCGAGGCACAAACGTCCAAGCTGGACACCAAGAAGATTACCGTCAGCGCTTTTGATTGCTTCGGCTATACGGATGCTATAGCCTTGCATAGATCAATCCTCGTCATCGTTATCAAGCCACTCACCCAGCACGGATGCCAGTTCGGGCTTTACTTCGGCCACAGCGGCCTTGGGCTTGCTAGCGCGTTTTACAGGCGCAGCTTGCACAACTTCCTCTTCGTCCTCATCGTCATCATCACCAAACGGGTTGGCAGGAGGCTGAGCGGGCGGAGGAGCGATAGCTGCTACTTTAATAGGAGCAGGAAGGGCAGGAGCACCGCTAGCGGCAGCAACCGTTAGCATAGTGTACTTCTCGGTCTCTGGGTCTTCCTGTGCTCTGTCTACCAATTTGGACTCGACTGGGGTCAAGTGACGGATAGCCTTGAAACCTACCTTGGCGGTATCTGCTTCGGCATCATAGATGATGCGCGTGACAACCGTGTCTATACCTTCACCATTGGCGAGGAGGAACTTTTTGTAGCCCTCGAAGCCATAGATGCTGCCATCGTTATCGCTGAACAGCGAAGCGCCGGGAACTGCGAGTTGATATGTATCCCCCGTTGGGTCACCGACAACAAGGAGGGCGAGGCGGCGTTCGTAGCGGCAAGCCTTACCCTTACCGTTGGAGCCGGAACCCTTCACGTTCTTATGGCACGTACCACAAGAGGCAGACTGCTTGCCCTTGGCACTTGCTTCTGGCGTAATGCCATCGTTTGACCAGCAATCAGGTAGCGTTGCCTTTGCGTCCTTGTCGTACGCAGCCGCATAGAACTTACGCGATGGTTCCATGAGCCAATCAACGACGATGGTGTCGAGATGGTTACTGACTGACTTACCAATTTGCTCACCGTTAACCATACTCTTAAAGATACGGCCATTGCTAAGCTGGATACGGCGCATACTACTACCGCTACCATTGGACATACGGTCCATACGACGCGACTCACGCCGTACGGTGGCGACATCGCTCTGCTCTTCAAAAATTGTAATGTTGCTCATTGTCTTTCTCACTTTTCTGTGGGTTTACGGACTTGGATTACATACTTGTTATCGATCTGGAGACCGATAGGGAGGACGTCCGGATTTTCCTCCATGAACTGCTTCATGTTACCGTTATGAATACGCTTCTCAAGTACGAAAGGCGCATCATGCTCAGCGATGAACTGGTACATACGTTCCCAGTCCGTAGTCCAATAGCGGGTCTGAACACGGCGGGACACAGTGCCCGAAGATGTCTTAACGCTATCAAGATTTTGGTCGTTACAGAACTTCAGAAGCTCGGATGATACAAGCTCCATCTTTTCTTTGAGGCCAGACACACGGGCTTCGTGCGCCTCTTCCTCTGTCGTTATAGCGGCGCGTAACTTCCGGTACGCGGACACAAGGCTTTCAATAGGTATTTGTTCTTCCATGGTTTGCTCCTTAGGTAGCTGTTACTACAAACCCCTTCTACGGGGGGTATTATACAATGTCAAGTTCTTGATTGTATAAATCGATAATTCTTTGGTGGTTTTCGATATTACCCCGTAGCATGGAGTAAAGCCGCTCTTCCACTGGGCTTCCTTTAATATGCACAATGGTCATCGCGTTCTTCTGCCCCGTACGATCAATACGTGCGTTGGCTTGAAGGTAGGTTTCCACGCTCGTGGTAGGCGCGTACCATATAATGGTATCTGCTGCCGTAAGTGTAAGGCCGTGGCTTGCAGCCTTGGGCTGGATGAGGAGGACACGGGGGTTCGGGTCTGTCTGGAAGCGATGCACAATATCTGTGCGCTTGTTGACCGGAACCTTGCCGTTGATGACGTCGCAGGTAATCTTCTCCTTCTCCATCAAAGCGCGTAGTAGCTCAATAGTATGGGTGAACGGCACAAAGACCAGCACCTTATTGCTGGCTTCTTCGATTACCTCAAGCACCACCTTGAGGCGGTTGGACACATCGAACTCTAGGACTTCTCCAGTATCCGTATATACCGCGCCCCCGCTGATCTGGAGTAGCTTGTTGAGCTTGGTCGCTGCGTTGATCGCGCTGACCTCTTCGCCACCTGCCTCAAACAACATCTGGTTTTTAAGCTGGGCGTAGAACTTACGCTGTTGCGGGGTGAGCGGCGCTTCACGTTCGATATGGGTTACAGCCGGTAGGTCCAGACAATCTTTCTTCTCAAACCGGATAGCTGGCTGTAAAGCTTTATGGACGATAGCATCTGCATTGGGCCTCGGTGCCCATTTGAACTGGGTCACCTTCACCATCACGCTGTCGCGGAACGCGCCATAATACTTAGGGCATCCCTTTGCCCCTGCTAGACGGGCCAGACCATAAGCATCGATGGGGCTTTGTGCTGCTGGCGTACCAGTAAGCATCCACATCCGGGGATTAACTTCACGCACAATCCGGTCGAGTATTTTCCAGCGGTTGGTCATGGGGTTCTTGTATGCGTTGGCTTCATCGATCACGATAAGGTCGAAGCCACCTTTGGCGATGGCATCCTTGACCACAGCCACACCGTCAAAGTTTATGATAACGAAGTCGGAACCAGCGTTGATGATCTTCTCACGTTGCTTAGCCGCCCCGTGTGCCACGCTACACGAGCGGTGCATGGCAAACTTAAACAGGTCTTGCTGCCACGCTGACTTCATGATTGACAACGGGCAAAGCACAAGGACGCGCTTCACCAAGCCCTTCTTCATGAGGTAGTCCGCAGCCCAGATGACGCTGGCTGTCTTACCTGTACCCTGTTCGTTGAAGCAGAAGGCGCGTCTACGCAACGACAAGAACGAGGATGTAACCTTCTGGTGGTCGAACGGCTTGAACTTACCCGTCCAGTCATAGGACTTTAAGATGGGTGAAGGAGTGGTATCAAAGCCAAGGTCCGTTAGTATCTCAGCTTCAGTATGTCCCCATTTGACAAGGACGCCTTCCTTAACGGCGGCGCTCTTGTGTATGTTATCCGTAATGACAGACGGGTCCTGAGCGTTGATGAGCAACGCCTTATTCTCGATAATTTCCACAGTTTGCTCCTTGCGGGGTTACTTCTTCTTACGTTCCCGTGTACTTGTTTCCGACACTAGGTTGCGCTTGCTGTCGCGCTTGAATGAGCGATTGGATGATGCGCTCTCGACGCGCAGTCCGGTCTTATTGTTACCACCCTTATCGAATGCTTTAACGTGGGCAACGTCTTTACCATCACCCTTGCTGACTTTACCAACCTTCATCATCTTGGCACGGGCTGCGTTGCGCGCAGCGCGGTTCTTCTTCTGCACCGATGTGCCTTGGTACTTCGCGTACTCTGCCTTATAGTCTCTAGCCATCACCGCCTCCGTGGGGGTTTGTAATGCTCACAACTTACCACAGGACACCAGCCACATAAAGGACCACTTTTAGGGTTCCATACACCGTTGCCAATGGCAGCATCCAACTGGTCTAGCTGCTCGTCGAACACGGAGAAGTACTTATCCTGCTTCTCGCGTAGGTGTACCTTCTTAGGGAACTCGTTACTAACAACATACGCTAACGCTGACTTTATCTTCTGCACCTCTGGAAAGTGTACGAAGATAGCACCAGCCATCAGGTCAAGCTGCTTCATGTCCGCATACTTGGCGTTCTTGCCTGTCTTGTAGTCGATCATGAAAGCTATATCGTTATCCACGATCAGCAAATCGACAATACCACGCCACCATACATCTTTGGCGAAGAAGGTGGTAGGCTCATAGCCAGTATCCGTCTTCCTGACACCTAGCTTTAGCTCAGTATGCTTCGCACCTTCTTTAGCAGCCAGCGGCTCTACGATGGGTCGCATGTAGGCAAACTTCTCTGGGATAGGTGTGCCATACTTAACGTAATGCTCGGCAGCTTCATGGACTGCGGTCCCATAGTCAGCAGCTTCCCCCGGCGTATCCTTGACGTCCTTCACAATCTTGAGGTGAAAGTACTTCTTCGGACATTGGTCAAAGGTCTTGATGCTGCTATAGGACCACGCTGTCATGTTATCTGATTTTCCCTTGGAGGCGATCAGCCACTAACGTAGCATACCCCGCTATATCAATCCAGCTATCTATATGGTTTGAGTCACCATTTAGTATACGCCCTATCTTGGTAAAGATCATATCCAATGCTTCGGCTTGGTCGGCATCAAAAGTCTTGTTGTTTTGTCCAGCGAACTGGTGAGCCACTGCCTTAAGCCGCTGCGTAACCCTCGATAACCCAAGGAAGCTACCGTAGTTGATAGCCCGTTCGTCAAGGATTGCGGCTACTTCTTCTTTCTTAGGTTCACTAATGGGATACACGTTCGTGTCTACGTTAAGAATAGTTACCTTAGCAGCCTTCGCTGCCGCTTTCTCTTCCGCCAAATCTTTCTGCAATTTCCATGCGTAGTTGTAACTTGCATCCATACGTTGGGTAACTTCCCTAGGCGAACAGCCCTGCTTCAGCAGTTTTGTTATTGCCTTTGCTTTAACACTTTTCATTTCATTTGCTCCTTACTTTAGATTGCCGCCCGATTTCAAAATGTCCCCGTTGTAAACATATGTCCCAACGTGGTCCAATTTCACGAAGGGGTGGGCGTATATCTTCCCCCCGTGTTTGCGAAACAGTTCGCAAAAATGATAATCTTCCGATAACAGCGCACCTGTATCGTCGATGCTTGTGGTAAAGTA